TTAGACTTCCGACGAGAGTCGGGAAACGGTTCCAGGAACGGTTTCGCTGACCTCCGCAAGATCCTCGACGGATTCTGGCCGCTTGGTTTGCGCCAGAATAAGCTGCGTCTGCACACGATCGGATTCGATGGCCGCAATCTGCCGTGAAAAGATGATGAACCAGCCCAGAAACATCATGCCGGCAAGAGCCTCGACGTTCGTCAACGTGTTACGCCCCGCCAACCACTGGAACCCGGCAAGAGCCCCGATCACGATAGCTAGGTCTGAAATCACATATACTACTTTTGAAAGCTGCGGGGCCAGCCAAGGCAGCGCGATCATCAGCACGCTCATCAGGCAGGGAAGACCGCGGGCGAATACGTTGTGCAGAATCGGATGCGGCGTGTAACGGAACATGCCGATGCCGATGAAGGCGATGCCTGCGAGCGTCAGCATGGTCGATAGCAGAAGAATCCGCGCCTTGAAGTGTTTGGGAGCTTCTTTTTCATCGCTTGCAGACAGATACTGCATCTGCAGACGGTGCGTGGTGATGAGCTCCGAAATCGCGAAATAGCTGATGATGACGATGCAGACGCCGGCCAACATCAATGTCGAATTGAACATACGAGCAGCAAAAGTGGTTCGATCGCCCAATTGGGAGAAATTGTTGTTGTACCAGTATGGATCATCGGACGTCAATCCTGCGATGCTGACACCGGAAACCACGAAGAACGGCAACAAGGATGCGATGGTCTTGGCATTCATGAGTTCCGCCTGTACGAACGTGACATAGCCTACGACCCCCGAGATCGCGGCGCAGAGCGCAGTCAGATAGCCTTTTAACGTGCGCAACCCCATCATGTTGCTGGCAATGGAAAGCAGCATGAACGCCGTGACGAAAATGGTCGACGCGTAGACCACGGACAAAGCGAGTATCTCGAAGATACGGCGAATAGGAATGGTCCAGCCATGTTTCAACGTCATCGACCTGGAGTTGCGCGCATACCCCAAGGTGAACGAGATGACTCCACATCCCGCGGTGATTCCGGCACACACGGTGAACAGGCGTTGGGTGACACGCCAGATGGCGGGAGCGAATTGCAGATATAGGTCCATGGCGATCCATGCAAGAGTGGCGCATGCCATGAAGGAAATGATGCCTGAAGCCTCGGCTTGCTGATGACGTCCCATGCGCGTTCCCTCCAGTATTTGCCATTCTAGCCTGTCGTTGTCCTACCATACGCTACAATGGAAACTCGTGTTCACCTGCCACGTGCGGGAGTGCATGAACGGGCTGTAGCGCAGTTTGGTAGCGCGTCTGCTTTGGGAGCAGAATGTCGCAGGTTCAAATCCTGTCAGCCCGACCGGAGCCCTTGGAAACATTAGGTTTTCAAGGGCTTATTTTTTCCGTCGAAAACAATCCGCATACAAATGCATACAAACGCCGCGGTACCTCCATGCCCGATTCACACGAGTTCGCGCTCGCGGAGGGCTCCGATCGCGTCGGCCACGTCGTCCAATCGTTCCGGCCAGAGCGCCGTGTAGGTGTTCAATGTAATGCTGGGAGAGGAGTGGCCGAGCTGCATCTGCAGGGTCTTCACGTCCGCGCCCTGGGCGATCGCGAAGCTCGCGTATGTGTGGCGCAGACTGTGTATGGTCACGCCAGCGTCCTCCATGCCGGCCGCTTTGACGGCCTTGTTCCATATCCTTGTCCGCCACGTGTTCGTCCAGACGTTCCCGCCACGGGTGGCACGGAACAGCCAGTCGTCATCACCCATGCCATCCATCTGCGCCTTGATCTGCGGCATGAGGAACCGTGGTATCGCGATGTTGCGGGCCTTGCCGTTCTTCGGGGTGCCGAGCATGCTGCCGCCGTGCCCGTCGTCAGTCCATGTGCGGCCTATCCTGGCGCGCCGCCTGTCCGCGTCCACGTCACCGACCTTAAGGGCAAGCGATTCGCCTATGCGGCATCCCGTATAGGCCTGCCATCTGACCAGCAGACCGTCCACCGGCTTCCCGATCTTCTCCGCCTCGTCCGCGAGCAACTCGACCTCGCGGACCGAGAGGAACACCATGTCGTCGTCGGAGACGATCTTCGGCACGGTGACCCTGTCCACAGGATTCTCACCGATCCACCCGTTCGAGACGGCGTAGTCAAAGATGCCCTTGAGGACGACTTTCATGATATTGCGGATGCTCCTCGCGCTCAGCGGCTTCGAATCACGCCCGTCCGGCAACGCGGCCGGATAACCACCGTCCATGAGCTGCCCGACCCACTCCTGCAGCATGTCAGGGCGCAGCTCCCGCAACGTCATGCCACCCCATTTGGGCAGGATGTACAGGCGCAGCTCCCTCGCATACCGGCCTGCGGTGCCGGGTTTCAGATCAACCTTCGACGCGAGCCATTCGCCGGCCACATCATCCAGGACACGAAGCTCCTGACGAGGATCGCGGTAACGTCCTCGCCTGATGTCGTCCTCCATGGCCGCGGCATATTCCTGCGCTTCGGCGAGCCTGGCGAACTGCTTCACCCTCTGCACACGTCTACCGTCCTTGACGATGGTCCAATGACAACGCCAGCGCATCCCGACTCCATAACGGCTTTTACGCCACTTCTCAGGCACATTGGCCTTCATCGGATCGCGTGAGTTAGCCAAAGAGCGTTTGGCCGCGCGACTCGGCGGATTGCCATCATCGTCATTCTTGAGCCACAGATCATCAATGGTCACTTTCATGGCGCTTCTTCCCACATGTTTTTCACCCCGGCGCTCGCGGTATGCGGGTGGCCGGGGTCATTTTTTATAAGGAATCCGAAGGGGTATAAGGCTCTATAAGCACGTATAAAGGCGTATAACTATTGCATGCACACGCCGGAATCATGAAGCAGCTGCCGGTAGTCCATCAGCACCTGCACCGTCACGCCCAATTCGACCGCCATCGGCCACGCCTCGCCCCCGTAGATCTCCTCGGCTATGCCTTAATCCACCGGACTGATCAACGCCAGCGCGGTCTCCCTGCGGCAACGGCGCTCGCATTTGATTCCGTATTGGCTGCCACAGCCGGGGTCGTGGTGTCTGGCATGGATGAGCTCGTGGCACAAGGTGCAGCGGCGTTGGAATCCGGCCAGCCGTTCGTCGATGATGATGAGGCGGAGCGGATCGTAGTAGAGTCCGCACCTGTCTCCGGCCAGCCGGCGTTCCTCCACTCGCACGCCCAGTGTCTTCGACCAGGACGTCAATGTGGCGTCGTTCACTGCTTGGCGGTCTTCACCACTGTGGTGGTGCCCATCGCGGTGGTCTCCCAGCTGACGCCGTCCGCCTTGGTGTAGGTGAAGTCCTTGGTGGCGTCCTGCGAGCCGAGCAGGGACGCCTGCATCGCCGCGGTGTCTCCCTGGCTCGTCCATTTCCAGTCGCCGGCCTTGTCGGGTGCGCTGTAGGAGCCCTTCCAGTACAGGCTCTTCGTATCGCCGTTGTCGCTGACCCACTGGACGGTGATCGTGTCGGCCGTTATCTCGGCTTCCATCCAGGAATCCGTGCTGCCGGAGTTGGTCTGCTTCCATGTGCCGGTCAGATCCGCAGGCTGTTCTACCGGCTTCTTCTCTGCCGGCTTCTTCGTCGTCTGCGATTGGCTCGTGCTGCCGGCGTCGGCGGTTTTGGCGTCACTGGCGTTGCCGCATGCGCCAAGCCCGAGAATGAGCAGACCGGCGACGGCCGTTGCGATTGTCTTCCTGTACATGGTTTCCTTCTTTCCCTAGTTGATTTGCATCAAAAAAATCTAGTCTCTTGGCGTCTCCGCCTCAAGCATCTTGTTCGGATCGTCATTGGCGGCAGTGACGTAATCCTCCGGATGCGCGGCGATGCGATCCACCAGGTCATCGGTGATCTTTTGGCGCTCGCGGGCCTCGTAGGCGCGGGCGGCCTCGCTGGAGATTGACCCACAGGCTGCCGCGACCAGTGAAAGAGCGTCCGGAAGCCCAAAGAGTGGAGCGAGTCTGTCTAACTCGCTAATTGCCCAACTTCTTTTACCGAGTACTCGGTCGCTGACATAACCTTTTGATCGTCCTTCAAGAGCCTTGGAGAGGTCGGCCTGGGTAATGCCATTGGCTTCCATTGCTTGGCTGATATATTTGCAAATCACCAGATCGGTGCGTGTTGTGCTGCTATCCATAGCGATGACTGTATTCGAATTTTCGGGAAGTTACATCTTTACACCGTTCGGCGTGTCGAATTTGCCATACCGAATATTCGGGAGTACATTGAAAGCATGTTCACCGAATATCCGGTAAACGTCGAACAAAGTCCCGAATATTCGGGGAATGGAGGTGATGTGACAAGCAATGAATACGTGACACAGGCAATAAAAGTCAGGATGGCTCGACTTGGAATCACTCAATCCGACGTCGCCGACGCAGTTGGAATCAATCGGGTCGTCATGAATCGATACATGCGCAATCAACGGGAATGGCCGATTCGCGTTCTCGACAAGATTGCTCCGGCATTGAAATGGCAAGACGGTCTTGACATCTTCATTGCAGCAAATTCAGAAGAAAAAGAACCGCAATCGGCGCTCGCCAAATCATGAATCGAAAGGAGAATCCGAAATGAGCATCAACATTCCGGCCGAGACACCGGATGAATCCACGAACCCGATTTCCGTTGAGGAGTTCGAACGCCTGCACCCGGCGATGCTGGGCGCGATAAGAAAAGCCGTCCGCGAGGAACCAGCTCGAACGGTTATCGGAACAGTGGGCGACGACAGGAGGAGCCACCTGTCCAGCCTTGACCTGCGAGGAATCGGCATCGAGGTCGGACGGCAGTTGTCGGCCCGCGACATGACGACTGAAGTCATGGGCTCGATTCTCGAGCGCATCAATCAGGCCGCGGACCGACTAAGCACGGAGATACAGGAACTCCGTTCAGAACTTATCCGAGAGCACGTCGAGACAGTAGGCGGCGGATGCCATGGAAGCATCCATCGAATCGAATCCCTTGGCGAGGAGGGAAAGCCCTTGGCGCAGGGCTCTCATCCTCTCGTCGGGATCGGACGTTTCAGCGGCCTTCCCGAACACGGCGCTCGCCTTCGCGAAATCGGATCCATTGCTCATATTCTCACCTCCCTTCTTTGCGTGGGTCTGCTCATTCTCCCACTCGGCAGGAAGGGCCTCAAATGAGAGTGCTTCGAAAAAGCAAGCGGCGCTCGCCGAAGAGTGAATCGAAAGGAGAATCCGAAATGAGGAAGATGAAGAGATCCGACGTTCGAGAATGGATTCCAGATGAACCGCTCGAACGGGTCGACTTCGGCAACGGCTGCACGGGGATGGATAAGAGCATTCCGAAAGAGCCGGGGAACGCTGGCGATTTCAAGCGTCTCATCTGGAAATGCCGCACCATCGAAGCGGACGGAGGGCCATGCCTTGATGTGCTTCCATCCGAATACTGGATTGACGACGTGAAGCAGGCCGGCTATTTCGATGTGGTCACCGACGAATCAAGTTACGGCCCATGCAGCTTCGGTGATGCGTGGTTTTATCTCGCTGGCGTTGATGCGGGATGGCATCTCGCCCGCAGGAAGCGTCATTCCGGTTTGTGTGCGACCTTGCGTGGCATATTCGATTCGTTGACTCATCGCCACGAGAACGCGACTGATGCAGAACCGTTGGTTACGGCCTCGAAGCCCTCTCGCGAATCTGCCGAACACTCTTCGAGCTGCGGTTCCACGCCTCCTTCTTTATCTCGGTCAGAGATACACGAATCTTATGACTGCGCGACATGTGGGACGACCGCCACTCAATCTCGAAATCATCGGGAAGTAGCAGCACCGCATTCTCGCCGGTGAAGCCGGTATGGCAGATCTGATTCGGTCTCAACCGCTTGGCCAACAGCGGCGTATAGGGGCTTGTTCCGAACGTTGCCTGAGGTGGGATTCGGACGTCATACATCGTCAGAGGTCCAACAAGCCGGAAATACACGATGCTGTTCGACGTGGAATCAAGAAAAGGCTCCAAATCGGTTTGGGACAAATCGTCCCTACGGCGAATGGAGTGGATTTGAAACTGCTGCAGAACGTTCCACGCCAAAGACGCTCCGGCGATGATGGTCGAAGCCCAGCCTGCCGGATCCTCAAGAAAACTATTCACAAACTCGATTCTAGGGAGAATCCAATGAACAATGAAATCCAGAAGTTCGATTTCAAGGGCGCCTCATTGCGCACCCTGACCGATAAGGCGGGGGAACCCTGGTTCGTCGCCAAGGACGTATGCGACATCCTCGGGACAGATACAAGGGACTTACACAAGATTCTTGAGTCTGATGAAATCACCAATGTGGATAGTATCCACATTGCTCAGAATGGCGGTAAAGCTCCGCTCATCATCTCCGAGCCTGGTCTTTACCGTCTTGTGATGAAGTCTCGGAAGCCGGAGGCCAAGGAGTTCCAGCGTTGGGTGACGCATGAGGTGCTGCCGTCCATCCGCAAGCACGGCGGCTATATGGCCGGCCAGGAACGGATGACACCGGAACAGATGGCGTTGGCCAGCATGCGATGGCTGCAATCCAAGGTCGACGAACAAGCCAAAACAGCTCAAAGCCCAGGAAGGCAAGGTCCTGTTCGCCAACGCGGTCGAAACCGCGAGGACGTCCATCCTTGTGGGCGATTTCGCGAAGATCCTGAAAAGCAACGGCATCGACATCGGCCCACGGCGCCTGTTCGCCTGGCTCCGCGAGCATGGATGGCTCATCAAGGCCAAGGGCTCCAGTTGGAACATGCCCACACAGAAGGCGATGGACCTTCACCTGTTCGAGGTCAAGGAGACGACCATCAGCCACTCGGACGCGCACACCACGATCAACAAGACGCCGAAGATGACCGGCAAGGGGCAGACGTATTTCGCCAAACTGTTCCTCGCGAAACCAACACAGGAAGCGGGTGCGTGATGAGCGCGTGTCTTGAAATCAACAACATTCCGCAGAGAAAAGCGAAGCGTATCAGTGACTATCTCTTCGCGCATTCCGGCAAATGGATAACGGACGACCCGATCAGAGTCGAGCTCTTAGGCGACGGGAAGGCGTTCGTAATCTTCCCCGCGATTGCCGAAGTGGACTCGAGGGAATTCATGACGATGTTGGGGGATGAGTGATGATTGTTGCAACCAAGCCAAGCGCTCTTAGCGTGGTGGCGTCCATCATCTGCGCGATATCCGGAATCTGGATGTTTGCCTGTGGACTCAAATCTCTGAATCAATTCCAGATTCTTCTTGGCTGCTCCCTTCTGCTCAACGGATTGCAGATTGGCACTAGATGGGTGATGCTGCGGGAACTGAACAGGAACTACCTGCTCATGCGCCGATCTGGGCTATGTACGGAACCGCCGCGAGAGCAAGAGCGGGAATCTGAACGATGAAATCAGCGAACATCCCACCCATGTATTTCTCCTTGATCTTCTGCCAGCGGGATTGGTCCTTGGTGTGCGATTCGGCGATGTACAAGGCTCCAAGCAGACGCTGCATGGCGTCATTGAGCTCGAACGAGCCGCAGCTCTCCCAATCGTTGACGCATCGGCGAACCTCGGTCGTGAGATTAAGCACATACGACTTCAACGCCGCTGGCATGCTCACATCCTCTTTCAGGCACTGCTCGATTTCAGAAAGGAAGCCGGAGATGTTCTCCCTGTCCTTGTCCTCCATCCGCACATCCAGCTCTACCCACCTGTCGGCGATGGTCTGCAAAGCCAGAACCGCCGCGGCATCCAACCTATCGGTCGCACCGGCCAACGTGCTGAAGTTCATACGATATCCGTTCGCGTCCTCCGAGAATGATTCCCACAAGGCTTTCCAAATACCGGGCATCTGTGATTTCGCCATGTCGAGACGTTTCACGCCACGGGCGATCAGCGTATCAAGTGTTCTTTCGGTGCTGCACATGGCCGTGTATGCGGACAGCACGTCCTTCCGGAATCCGTCGGGCTGCTGCTCGACCTCAAAAAACTGCAGTAGGTATTCGGCTGCATTCGACATTGATTCTTCTCCTAACTGTTCGGCCCGCACGTCGCATATGCGGGATGACACCGATTTTAGGAGGGGGCCGGGCGGTTCTCCTAACGCCGCCCGGCATCACATACGCAAAGGAGGCGCGTGATGGAAGACGATACGACGTTCGCTGCGCTCGCTGAGGTCCTGAAACCGATGAACACGACGAAGGACATCGCGGACCGTTGCGGCATCAAGGAGGGCACCTTGGCGTACTGGCGTGGTGCGGGAATCGGCCCGAAGTTCGTGAAGGTCGGACGGACCGTCATGTATCCGAAGGAGCCGATGATCGCCTACTTCAAGGAACACCTCTACCAGAGCACATGTGAATACGAGGGAAAGGAGTCGGCATGAAAACGATTCGCAAGGCCTGCGTGCAGGCGGTGTTCGACGAGTTCGAGACACGGGGCGAACTGGTCCACGCGTTCGCGGATGGGGATGCTAAGGCCATGAGGCCTCTCGGCCACATCGTCGGCTACGTCGACCTTGACGTCACCGGAATAGTGGATCTCATCGTCGACACGATCAACAAGGAGCTGTGATGGCACTCAGGAGAATCGACGCGGAAATGCTGCTGACGCCACCCGAACCGCCGAAGGCGAGCATCGTCATGCTTGGCATGAGCGGATACGCGGTTCGCATCAGTCCGAAAGGTGGGGCCCAGCTCGTGGAACTCCTGCCTGACGGCGCCTGCACGCTCGCATCCATCACCGCGGGCGAGCTTGAGACATTCGACTACCAACTCCACAACGAAACGGGAGGCACCAGATGACCGACAACGATTTCCGTATCGAGGACCGGAAGGAACGCGAGGCGAAACGGCCTAACTATCCGCTGCGCAGGGTCAAGTTCCTGCTCGCGGTCGTTGGCCTCGTCGCCAGCGTGACGCTCATGCTCACCTGGCATGGCGGTAGCCTTGTGGGCGCGCTTGTGGTGGAGGGCGTGTATCTCGCCACCGCGTTGTGGCTGGTGGTGCGGTTCGCGTCCAGGGACGACGGCATGGAGGAGGACAGTGATGCCTAGCGGCGCGACCAGCCTCCAACTGCACGCGAAGTACGCTCCGGTCAACCGTGGCAGCATCCGCTACGGCGCATCCCGAAGCCACGGCCACCACACTTCGCCGAAGACATGGCGCCAGGAGACCGGCATCGACCTCGACCGGCTCCTCCACGACGAACGCGAGTACATCACGCGGATGAGACGCCGCACCCGGCGTGACATCGACGTGAAACCACGCATCCAACGCGTGTACGAGACGATCATCGCACTGCAGATGGAAGGGGTGACGCCCAGCAGCCACAAGGTGGCCTTACGGCTCAACATCCCCCGGAGCACCGTGATGGGCGACGTGCACAGGCTCGCCGGCATGGGATTGCTCGTCAACGCGCGGACCCGACGCGGAGGCTTCCTCACCACCGGCAGAACACCCGATTGGAGTGACCTGGATTGAGTCTCGAAACATTAAGCCTGCCGGAATGGCCAATGGTGTGCGAGCTCACCGTGCCTGGCGACCCGCAGTCGAAAGGTCGTCCACGCGTCTACCAGGGACACGGCATCACCCCGGCGAAAACCCGGGAGGCCGAGAACCGCGTGTACTCGGAATGGCGCAACCAGTATCCCCGCCTGCCACCCTACGAAGGGCCAGTCTGTCTGGCGCTCACGTTCTGGACGGCAACACGGCGCGGACGCGACTGGGACAATCTGGCGAAACTGTTCACCGACGCGTTGAACGGCGTCGCCTACATGGACGACCGGCAGATCATCGAAGCCAGCGTGCACGTGCACCGTCCCGACCAGTACGTGCTTGGCACGCACGGCAGGCCACGCAAACGGAAAAGCGGCGATCCGCTCACATGGCACGGCCAGCCATACACGCCACACACACAGGCAAGCATCTATTTCAAACAGGAATACATACCCAGATAGGAGAAAACACCATGAAAAACACCAGTGAATACGTTGTGCAGACCCTCATCGACGACGAGGACATGAGCGCCGACCTCGCGAGCCTCTACCCGGCGGCCAGCAAAATCGGCGACGCAGCCGCGGCATTCATCGACAAAGCGGACCAGACCATCGAAAAGAAGGGTCTGATGGGCACGCCTGCCGGAACTGTCGCGAAATGCATCGACATTTGCCAGAACGTCGTCAAGGAAGGCGCGGCCATCAGCCGGCTCCTACGCAATCCAAGGACCTGCGACACCGTGATCATCAGCCGACGGTGCGAGGAAACGAATCCCGCCACCGAAGACGACGGCATGACGCAATCGACAGTGGAGGACGTGGAATGAGCAAGCAGAGGGGACACATGCCGTACTGCCGCACGTGCGGACCATTGGGGCCGGCCATGCGAACCATGCCCGCGTTCGACGTCGTGGAAACGCACCGACGCTCCTACCCGCACCACCAGACCAGCGTCATCCCCACCAAAACCAGCATCATCGTGAAAGGAACAAGCAAATGAGCGCGCAGAATCTCGAAACATTGGCCAAACGGTACGTGGAACTGAAAAGCCGCATCGCCGACCTGCAGGAAGAAGCCGACGGATTGAAAGCCGAACTCATGGAGAACCGCGAGCCCGGCGAATACGCTGCCGGACCGTTGACCGTGAAAATCCGGAAAGGCAAACGCAATCTCGATGCTGGAGCATTCGAACGGCGTTTTCCTGTGCAACAGTACGCCGACTGCTATCGGATCCAACCGAAGGCATTGTCCGAAATCGTCAGCCAGGTCGGCGAGCCAGCATTGCGCGGGTGCGTGAAGACCGGTGCGGCAAGTCTGGTGGTCGAATGACGCGCGTTCCAATCAGCCAGGAGGCGGTCGGCCGCGCGCTCAGCAAGACGCTCGACCATTACGACAAGGCGCCCGGATTCATGGACGAAGCCTACATCATCGACACACAAGAGGCGGGGGACTTGGCGGCTTTCCTCTGGGCCCGTCTCGACGAGGAATGCGGAAGGGTGGGATATGAGCTCACAACTCGACCTTGAAACAGTCATGAAAGCCAACATGGGCACCGCGCACGTCGATGCCACACCATCCGCTTCGCGGGAATCGGACGAATGGAAGGAAATCCGCCTGATCATCGAGGCGCACATCGCCAACCAGCCACGCAGCCTGCAAAAGGAGATCGGGCCAAGCGAACTCGGCACCGACTGCCTCCACTGCCTCGCCGCCAGACTCGCCGGATGGGAGAAACACCAGTCGGCCGCATGGCTGCCATTCATCGGCACATGCGTCCACTCAAGATTCGAACACCTGTTCAACGGCCGCAAGGACGAATTCACCGTCCCAGACGACGATGGAGGA